AGTCCAGGATTTAATTGGTGGAATAAATGGTTAACAGCAACAGATGGATTAGATCGTAAAAGTATAACAGCAAGTTATCATGCAGAATTTTCTAATGAAAAAGAATTTATAGGTAAACTTAAATTTTTACAAGAACACGGAGTATTAGTTACAATTAATCAAGTTATGGTTCCTACAATGTTTGAAGAATACTATACAAGAGCTTTACGTTTTAAAGATGAAGGACTACACGTTACTCTTAAACCGCAAAGTAATGATACAGCAAGTGCAATAGTTGAAGGGTATAGTTTCGAACAATGGGAAATATTACAAAGTGAAATGGAACAAGAAATAAATCAAATAGCATTATATGATAAAAAAGGTACAGAATATAAATTAGATCAAGCAGAAAGACTCAATGCCCATCAGTTTAATAAATTTGAAGGGTGGATGTGTAATGCAGGATATCAAAGTTGTATTATTCGCGAACCGGGAGGAGAAGTTAAACGTGCTTATAGCTGTCATGATGAACCTTTAGGTACTATTGATGAAGGGTTTAGTTTATTTAAAGAAGCTAGAGTTTGTATAACACCAACTTGTGTAAGTAGTGCAGATAGTAAAATACCGAAAGAAAAAATATGAAAATAGATGTTAATGATATAGCTTATTGGATGGATACAATCCGTGATGAAGATAATCATATGCGTTATCATATGCTAGAAAGTTTCTGGCATGGACAACTTAAGAGTAAAATATGGTTATGTGAAACACTTGCTAACGTTGAGCATACTGTATCAAATAGAATAGTTATTTTTGGCGGATGGTATGGAGTACTAGCAACAATGATTTTTAATAGTGATGTTGGAGCAAAACATATTACAAGTGTTGATATTGACCCTACGTGTAAAGACATAGCGTTAAAAATGAATAAAAAATATGAAATAAATAAAGAGTTTGATGCAGTTACAGAAGATATGTGTAATTATGAATATACAGACGATCCACAGATTGTTATTAATACAAGTTGTGAACATATTACACAAAAACAATATGATGCTTGGTTAGAAAAAATTCCAGATGATACATGGATAGTTGTTCAAAGTAATAATTTTGTATCACATAAAGAACATATTAATTGTGTAGATAGTCTTAAAGATTTTAGATGGAATTCAAAAATTAGTAAAGAGTTTTATTCGGGTACATTAGAATTACCTAAATATGACAGATATATGATTATAGGTAGAAAATGAAAGAACAAATAATAGAACAATTACAAACTGTATACGATCCAGAGATGACAACTATCAATATCTTTGATTTAGGATTAATTTATGATATTGATATTAAGGGTAAGGATGTTACTATTACTCATACGCTTACATCTATGTTTTGCCCAATGGCAGGTGCAATCTCTGAAAGTATTAAACAGGCAGTAATGAAAGTAGACGGAATAGGTGAAGTTAGAGTTAAGTTAACTCATACACCGCCATTCACTAGAGATATGATGAGCGAAGCGGCAAAACTCGCATTGGGATTTTAAAATGACAGACAGTAACGAATATTGGTATAACCCTGCAGACTCGCAGTTAGGAAAATGGCAACGTGAATTAGAAGGCGTTTCTAAATCTCCTACGTTCTGTGTATTACCGTGGATACATTTTGCTACTCGCCCTAATGGAGATATGCGTTTATGTTGTAGTGCTAATGCCAGCGGAGCGGCTACTGGTGACCATGAAGTAGGATTAGTAAAAATGGAACATGGTAAGCCTGCTAACTTTGGCCGTGAAACTCCTATGGAGGCCTGGAACAATGACTATATGAAGTCAGTAAGAACTACTATGCTTAAAGGACAAATTCCTGCTAGTTGTACTAAATGTTTTAATGAAGAAAAAATAGGTGTTGTTAGTAAACGTATTTGGGAAACAGGTACTTGGTATAAAGATGGAGTAGATATTCCTGAGTTAATTAAACAAACACAAGAAGATGGTACAGTTCCAGAAGAATTAGTATATTTAGATTTACGTTTAGGTCATACGTGTAATGTTAAATGTGTAATGTGTAGTCCGCATGATTCTAGTCAGTGGGTTAAAGACTGGAAAGAATTAGTTCCGCAATTAGAAGATCCTGAAGTAAAAAGGCAAATGGCTTGGGACAAATCAGAGTTTAATAATAAGTGGCATGAGAAGGAAACGTTTTGGGAGGAAATGAATAAACAAATTCCTAACTTAAAGCAAGTATATTTTGCTGGTGGCGAACCTTTAATGATTAGAGAACACAAAACGTTTATTGAAGAAATTATACGTCAAGGCTATCAAGATAAAATCTTATTAAGATATAATTCAAATGGTATATTAGTAGATGAAGATTTAATTGAGTTATGGAGCAAGTTTAAAAAAGTTAAATTTGCAATTAGTATGGATGCCTGTTTTCAACGTGATGAATATATACGTTTTCCAACAGATTGGTCAGTTGTAGAAAAGAATCTTCATATGTTAGATAATACGCCTGACAATATACAAACAAGTTTAGCCACTGCTATACAAATTTTTAATGTAAAACACTTACCTGATTTTATGAAGTGGAAAGTACAATCTAAATTTAAAAAACTTAATGTAGGTACAGTTCCTGGTGGTACACAAATGGGTGGTGGATTAGTTAATATGCACTTGCTTTACATACCAACATTTTTAAGCATACAAATATTACCTAAAGAAGATAAGCAAGAAGTTCGTGAACGTTATGCAGAATTTAAAGATTGGTTATTTGCTCATTATAGACAAGATGATGAGTATTGGAAAATTAATCCTTATGGTTGGAAACGTTGGGAAGCAGTAATGGATCATATGGATGCACAAGATAATAGTCATTTACTTCCAGGCTTCAAAGAGTATGTCACTAAACTAGATGCTATTAGAGGATTAAAAGCGTCTAATGTTTTTCCTGAGTTAGAACATTTATTATGAAACTTAATAGAATAGTTACAACACAACCTGCTCATGTTTTAGATATTAGATTCTGGCCAACTGATATTTGCGATTATGATTGTACCTATTGCTTTCCTAATTCACATCCTGAAATATACAGGTATCCAAAGAATGTCACTACTGTAGTAAAAAACTTTAAAACATTATTTGATGTTTATACTAATAAATTTAATAAAACAGAGTTTTGGATTAATTTAGTAGGAGGCGGTGAACCAACATTATGGCCGCACTTTAATGAGTTTTGTAGAGAAATAAAAAAAGATTATAATGTTAAACTTAAAGTAACAACTAATGCTTCTAGAACAATAAGGTGGTGGAAAGATAATGTTCAATACCTTGATGGTGCGACATTAAGTGCCCACCATGAATTTATGGATGTAGATCATTTTATGGAAGTAGGTGATTTTTTATATTCTAATGATGTACGAGTATCAGCATTGATGTTGATGGATTGTGAGCATTGGGATAAGTGTGTTGCTATTGTAGAGAAGATGAAAACTAGTAAACATCCCTGGATTATTGAAGCTAAAAGTATTGTTCAATTCCCTGGTAAAGATATTAATTCTTATAACCAAGAACAAATAGACTATATTGCAAATACTATGAAACGGGTTCCTGATAGTGATTTTATATTAAGGCATTTACGTTCTTTTAATATCTATGAAAGTGTTGCATTGTTTGATGATGGTTCAGCAAAGCCGATGACATCTGAAGAATATATTCATAATAAATGGAACTATTTTACTGATTGGACTTGCCATGTTCCTATAGAAAATTTAGTTATTATATATGATGGTACTGTTACAGGATCATGTAATGCAAATATTTTTAAAGATGCAAAAATTAATATTTTTTCAGAAACATTTAAAGAAGAATTTGAAGAAAAAGCATTTGATTTAAAACCAATCAAATGTCCATTTAAAGAATGTGCTTGTTTACCTGATACTCATATTACAAAGTATATTTCGTAAGATTAATATCCGCGGCACAAGTACACCAATCTCGTGTACAAATAATATTTTCAGTTGGTCTTTTAAAAGTACCTTTATAGATATTACCTAAACTACCCCCAACGCGACAAGTAGCACGATGTACATCACCATCCCAATTTACCATTAAACTTTCCAATCCTGCTGTACAACTCCACCCTTTAAATTTATTGGTTTTATTAATAAGCAAGTCATTTACGTTACATTCAACCTTCCCATCAATTAAAGTATTAACAGGTGGATTGTGATTTTCGGTCTTTAAAAAGTCCAATTCTTCCTTAGAATAGCGTTCCAAATCTTCAAAAATATCATGTGCTTCAGTCCAGCGTATAGGACGTAAAGCATAGGGTATATTCGCTTTAGAAAGGCGTCTACAAGCTTCTGTAACGTCGTTTAAGCGGTGGTTTAGCATCATGACGTGTACAAGTACCATCTTGTTTTTAGATGCATTATATACGCTTATAATGGTCTCCAAAATACGTTCCCAATCGTACTCAAAGTGCAAACTAAACACTATATGATCTAAGTATTTGGATAGCATATCTACATAAAAATCTTTGGTTCTTGTTCCGTTTGTTGTTACATTAATCCAAGTAACTTTTGGGCGAGCATAATCTAAGAGGGCAGTAATGTCTGGGTGAACAAACGGTTCACCTCCTGTAAGGCTAATTCTTACATTTTCAATTTTGGCTAATTCGTCAACGGCTTTTTTAAGTGTTTTAATATCCGTATGCGGACTAACCATATCATGAATTTCAGCTGGACAATACGAGCAATCGTAATTACATCGTTTACCCAAGTTCCATTCAACCTTAACACTTTTAGCATAATGTTCATATTTGTTCTCTACTCTAAACATCGTACAGTTCCAATCTTATCATATACTGAAAGAGTTCTTACAATGTCTTTATATGATTTATGATTTAATTCACTTGCTTCAAGATCAATTTTAGCTACAGGAATCATTCCAAAGCTATTTTTTTTAAAAGTAAGGCCTTTTTCCTTAAGCCATCGATTAATTTGCAATTTCCTTAAAACGTGCATAAGCCAATTAACATTTTTGCCAAATTTTATCATAACATCAGAACTATAATGTGTTTGAGGTTCGTCTATAGTATATTCATCATTATCTTTAAAAATATCTAGCATATTTTTACCTACATGGCAATAATTAATATATACTTCACCGAATCGCCATTTAAATGTAAAGTCATTATAATCTTCTAATTTTCGTCTAGGTCTATTTTTAAATGTTACAACGACTGTAGCCGCATTACCTCTTTTTTGTGATTCATATTCGTGAATTAATATATTAAATTTTTTAAGAGCTTCTTGAATATTATCAGGTGCGTTGTTAAACCAATCTGTACCTATTGTAATTTCACCACGTAAGTTTTCAAAATAAGTATGTAAATAATTTAAATTAGTTTTGTCAGTGGCTCTAATATCTATTACTCTATCATAAGCATTAATAATTCCAATTTGTTCATTAATTAACTTAACATAATTTTTCTTTTGTCCAGGCCAATCAGTAAATCTTGTGCTTTCGTCTATTTCATTATAATTTATTAATTCTTCATACCATTTTTTAGCAATTTCAGTATCGTATGTATTAAAGTATACCCATTTACTATCTTTATTGTTTTTAAATAATATTTTAAACATAGTCAGCAAACTCAGGATTAATTTTATCAAATGGACCTTGCCTTCTTTCTGTATCTAATGTTTTATTAAATGCAATACAGTCTTGCCAATATTCTGATAAGTCCTTTGCTTCTAAGAAGTTTATATTATCAGTAATTTGTTGTTGTGTAATCTTTTTCAAAATAGGATGTTTTTTTACTAATTTATAGTTGTCTACTTTAGTGTACATATTAACTAGTTGTCTAATTACACTTTCTTTTAACGGTTTGGGCAAAACTTGGGCACTTAATACTCTTGGGTATTGTACTCTATGACTATAAAATACTATTTCTAGTTTATCTAAAAAGTACTCAATAACTGTTGGCATTTGCAATACATTGTTAGCTTGAACAGTAAATGCACCAACAATTCTACTTACAGTTGGAATCTTTTTCATTTCTTTAACATTGTTTATAACTTCATTAAAGTTACCATCAGTACGAATGTATTCATAAATGTCCCATAAGCCGTCAATACTAACATTAACTGCTACACTTTTAAATTTAGGCCAATACTCATGGACAGTTCGTTTACCTTTAATACCAAGTGTAGTTCCGTTTGTAGCATACTTAATTTCTATATCTTTACCATAGGGTTCTAACATATCTAAAATTTTATAATGCATAGGATCCATTAAGGGTTCTCCACCAGCAAATTCTACTCGTCTAAAGTGTGGTAATAACTTTTCAAAACTTTTCCACCAGTTAGGACTATCATCAAATAACCCTACATATGGTGCTTCAGTTAATCCTAATTTTTCTACAGCATCAACAAGATAATTGTTTTCAGCTTTATAATGATGTACAATAGATTTCCAATCTTTCCATTGTGTACTATCTAATGGATTACACATACGACATCTTAAGTTACACAAGTTATTAATTTTAATTTCCATAGTTGGCAATTCAAATGGCATTGTGTAATCGTCTTTTAATGTGTCTAATGCATTAGGATATAAGTTAATTCTTGATTCAGGAATAACATTACTAATATGTCGTTGACGTAAACTTTGTACACCTTGGTCTTCTAAATCAAAGCACGGTTTACATACGTCAGGACGTTCGTTGTTTAAAACTTGTCTACGAACTTCGAGCATTTTTTCATTGTTCCATGCTTCTTCTAATGTTTCGTTTTGTATCCAACCAATAGGTTGACTACGACAGCAAATTTTAATTGCGCCATCTTCTCGTGTTGCTAACCCTGTAAAAGGGTGCATACAAAATGTACATGATTTACAGGTTTCTTCTGTCATGATATACTCTCGGCCTCCTTTATAGCCCATTCTCGTTCTTTACACCAAAAACACTTTCCACACTCAGGAACGGATTGTCCTGGAACATACGTTTTATAATCTAAGTTTCCAAAGACTTCAGGATAGTGTGTTCTATCACCCTCGCAACTACGAGTAAGTGATAATAGTCCTCTAATATTATGTTTATAATATTGTGCAATAATCCAATCTTTGCTTGTATAGATAAAAGGATGACATACTGTTACGCCCATATGTTCTCTAATTAAAGGTGTTAGGTCTTCTGTAGGCTCAATATCTCTATCATCTAATTTACCTTTAAAATCTTTTGTAGGATTTTTGTTTACACCGGCAAACCACGCATCAAGCCCATACCTAAATGCAATATATTCTGCGTGTGAGCGTAATATAATTTGATTACCGCTTTTTAATTTTCCATATTCATCAATAATATTAGGTCCTTTATCGCCCCATTCTAAATCGGGTGGAATAAAGTTTTGGTGCATAGTAAACCTATGATCAGGAAAGCGTTCTTCTAACCAATTATATACGTCTAATGCATTATATTTTTGCCACGGTCTAGTTTTCCACATTCTAATATTAGTTAAGATATGTATATTAGCTGTATGACTAGTACTAGAGCATATTAAGTAAGCTAACAAGGCACTATCTGCCCCACCACTTAAACTAATACCTATATTTCGCCATGCTTGTAATATAGGAAATTCTACCTCGCCATACTTAACGATATTGTCAGCGTATTGTGTTTTTTCTAGCATTATTATATTTACCGTAATTCTCTGGGCAGTTAATTACTTCCGATAAGTATGTATATCATGTTAAAAAATACATACATCTATCATGATGTGACTGAGATTGTTGATATATTACCGCCCTTGAAAGAAGGTAAAAATGATTTTACCAAACAAACTGGAAAATTTTTTTACGACCCGTGGGAGGTATTACCAGAGTATAAAGGTACATCATTAGAAGAATTGCATAATAAATTACCACGTGCTGGCCAAATGCGAGCTATGGTAATGCATGAAGGTGATTGTTATTCTGAACACGCCGATATTGATGATAGATATCATTTAACAATAGATGCAGAAACTAGTTATTTGATTGACCTAGATCATGACAAAATGTATCCTACATTAGTTAATAATACAGTTTACTTAATGAATGGTGGTACAATTCATACAGCCGCTAATTTCGGTCATGTTCCTAGAACAGAATTAGTAGTAAGACAATTACTAACTCATAATAAGTTAAAAGATCCTGTTAGATTAAATTTAGCTGTTAATTATGATGTATTTGATTTACGTTATCGTTTTGATCTTGTGTTTAGTCCTTGGTTAAACCGTGCAAATAAAAATGGTATAATTGATAATTTTGAACCTGTCAGTGAAAAACAAATACTTGTAGATTTAGAAAAAGAGTATCTAGACGAGTTTAAAGGTTTAATTGAATTTTCAGAATTACCAGTGGAGATGAAAATTGACTGAAATTAAATGGAAAGAATTTCGTAAAATTATTGATGGCAAATTAGACAGAGGTAGTTTGGCCTATGATGCCTATGTTAGTAAAGATCAATATTTAATGCATTTTGATAGTGAATTTTTCTTTAAAAAAGAACTAGAACATATGGAAAGGTTATCTGAAAAATCATATGCACCAGAAGTAGATAAAATAGATTTAGAAAAATTGATGATTTATCTTCCTCTTTATGATAATTTAAATCATTTAATTGCAGAAAACAAAGCACCCGATGATTGGAAAGAACAAGTGCATAAAATTATTGAAGACCTAGAACGGATGAATGTTTGGAAACTAAACTTGTTTACTCATTGCTTTTATGTAAAAGAAGGATCATTACATATAATAGATCTTTATGGTTGTGTATTTGATGATGAAATTGTTACGTTTGGTCAAATTGATCCTATTTTATCAAAACGATCAAGGAATCTTTTCTTACAGTTTAAAGAATTAGATGGAATTGTTGATATGAGAGAAGCATATAGATATAGCAAAGTAAACAATGTTTGGGGATTACGTGATGATTGATTGGGATAATATCCTAGAAGAAATTAAAGATAATCCAGGTCAAAATGCTCCGTTTAGATTACCTTTAGATGAACCAGTAGTAAGAAAGATGATAGATGATTTAAAAGGATATCCATCAGAATCAATTGAATGGTTTAATTATTATCCTGCTGTAGATTTTAATGTTCGTGTAGTAAAGGAATTTAGTGATCTTGTAGAAAAGGAATGTGTTCGTGCGTGGATTAGTAAAATTAATCCAGGAAAAACAGCACCGTGGCATTGGGACTGGGACGCTAATGAACAGTCATATCTTAAGAAAGGGGACCTAGTTAGATTTCATGTAAGTATAAGTCCACCTTCACCAGGTCATGTGTTTATGGTTGATGATAAATGTTTTTATAATGAAAGGCAAGGTACAATATATGAATGGGAAAATCATAGGTCATATCATGCTGGAGCAAATTGCGGAAGCAAACCAAAGTTCCTTTTTAATTTTTTAGGTTATAGATAATGAAATTAGTACAAGTTCCTGACACATATACAGAAGAACATATTAATAGTGATAGACTAGGAGGAATGATCCCTTTATTTGATAAACGGATAGAGAAATTAATACATAATTTAAAAACTAAGAATATTGAATTTTTAGATCATACATTAATGACGTTAAATGAAAAGGTTGGTGTAGATTTATTTGAACGCTTTAAACATGATTTTACTAATCATTTAAAGTCATCTATGTATAATCATTTAACTGGCTTTGAAGCATTTAAAGAAGTAGATATTATTGCAGGCTGTACACAATTCTTTGATGACTTATATGTTATGAATAAAGACATACAAGTTTTACAAAACGAATACAAATATCACGAATTATTAAATCCTAATTTACAATATAGAACAGTTGAATCATTAAGAGCTCATACTCCATTAGTTATTAGTTTACCTTTTAGCTTTCATGGTCAAGAGCATCCAGAGATGGATAAAATTTTAGAAGAATGTTTAGAGCGATATATACCAGTGCATATAGATTCAGCTTGGATACCTGCTAGTAGAGACATTTGTTTTAATTATGATCACCCTGCTATACATTCTTTTGCTATAAGCATGAGTAAAGGATATGGTACTGCTGGTTGGAATCGTATAGGGTTACGTTGGCAAAGAACACGTAAAGGTTATGACACTATTAACATATTAAAAGACTATCATCAAATAACTACATATCCTGTAGCAGTTGGATTATATTTTTTAGATAACTTATTACCAGATCATTTGTGGGCTACACACAAAGAACGTAATGAGAAAATTTGTAAAGACTTTGGTTTAACACAAACGAAAGCAATTCATATGGCTAGGAATGGTGAAACAAATTATGGGCTTTCGCCTTTAATTAGATATTTGGAGTATAATAATGCTTAGAGGAATTGGCGGGCAACCGTATATTGCATTAGATAATTATCTAGATATCGACGGATTTAAAAAACTCAATCCAGAAATTTGCAAAGGATTTGCTTTAGCAAGGGAATATGCAAAAGAAGGAACTTGGATGGAGCCTGGATTTAAGTTTGATGATATGAGTTACGTTTTAAATTGGAAACCTATTTATAAAGCATTTGCAGAGTATCAGGAATTACCCGCTGACGACCCAATTAAAATTCAAGGTGCTGAAATATTTCCAAAAGATTTTAAGGATTATAAACAAAGAAATTTATTTACACGATATCTTAAAGGAGCATTAGGAGCCAACGATCCTTACATATATTATTTTCTTTGGGAAGAAGGTGATTGGCATAAACGTAATGCTGAACGTAAACCAACAGAAGAAGCAAAATATTTTCCTGGTGTTGTAAAGTGGGTTGAAGACTTAATTGAAAAAAATGTTATTACACAAATAGGAAGAGTTATCTTTTTTCATTGTGAACATGACGGTCATGCGTTCGAACATCGTGACCTAGATGGCTCTAAAGGTACCGATCAAGGCTTTAGTCCGCATAACAATGAGTTTATTCATATAAGATATAGAACTAAAAGAGGCTTTTATATATGGGATCCTGAAGCTAAACAGAAACATTATGTTAATTCTTGTGCCGCTTTTTGGAATGATCAAGATTGGCATGGTGGTGAAACTAGTAATGAACAAGAGTATGGTTTAAGAATCGACTGTAAGTTTAGTGATCGCTTTAGAGAAGAAATAGGTATAGCCTACCTGGAGCATTATTAATGAACTATAATTATTATTACAATAACGTTCCTGGTAAAGGTCAATGTAGAAATAACTTAATTTATACAAGCCTTATGAGTGAGGACAAGACTGAATTTGTACAGTGGTATTACAATGATACAGAATATCATAATGGACAAAATGAAGTTGTTGATCCTGCTTTAATGCAACAAAAATGGGAAAGAGAACTTATATTTTTACAGTTTATGGAATCAGAAGCACCCAATATGATTCCACGAATTATAGATATTGATGATGAGCAACGTAAGATTTTTCTTGAAGTCCAAGGTCCAGATTTTTGGGAACAGGCAAGATGTAATCAAGATAATTTTAATTCAGTTTGCCCAGACTGGCAAGAGCAGATGTTAGACATACTTGAAGTTCAACAAGATTTAGGTCTTTTTAAATTTAGTTTGCACCCTAGTAGCTATTTTTTAGTTAACGGAAGATTGAAAAGTATTAATTATTTCTTTTGTTATTCACAAGAAGAACAGTTAATCACAGTTAATGAACATTTAAGTCATATTAGTCGTGATAGACAAAAAGAATTATTCCCACAAATGGAATTAAAAGGTATTAGTGTTAATGAACCTCAGCAATATAGAGACTTACAGATGTTATGTTTTGATAGTTTCGCTAGTGATTATCCTGCAGAATTTATAGAAGAAGCAAAGAAGATATATAGTGTACAAAATAATCCCTTATAATGAATCAATAGACCTTACTGAATTTTATAAAGAAGCACATCAAAGAGGATTGCATAATAATTCTACTAAGAAAATGCTCTTTGATAGTATTAGTAATGAACGTGAATGGCAAGTATGGATTTTATATTATAATAATGAAATAGTTGGTACTACAGCCGCCCATAGTTTAGATATTATGGGAAATAATTGTTATAGAATTGCCGCACGAAGTTGTGTGTTTACTGATAAATTGCCTTTAAATCATATAAGAACATTAACAGGAATTAAAGAACATCAAAATGCTACAGCTCAGTTTCTGATTCCTATTTGTATCGAATGGCAACCATATGCTAACTTATATATTACTTCTAACGAACATGA